CTATTGATTCAAAATTGGGCGTGGCGCCTTTATCAGCCAAGTTATTTAACCTAGCCAACTTATCATACATTCTTACACGCAGGCCATTCATAGCCCCACCAGGGGCAAGGGCTATATTCAGGGGACCATAGTCCTCTTGTTTCTTCATCATAATACTACGTAATTCATTAAGTATTACATCAACATCACTCGGATTTTTCATCTAACATCCTATTCATATGTATATCAAACTCTTCCATTGCTGCCTGAACTGCTATCTCATTGCTAATAATTTCCCCTTGTCCATTGCTACTTGCTAACAATATTATACCCAACATGGTTAGCATTTGTTTTGCATCCTCTGGTTCTTCATCTATTCTTAGATAGATATCCCGTAATGCATTTAAGATGTCTAACCCTTGGTCATCAGATACTGCTATGCCAACTAACTTTTTGTTAGACTTTACATGCTTCCAAAAATCTTCAGGATTGTCCCAAACATTTTCTGATTCGCTCATCTATCCACTCCTTTCCTTCTTGCACTATGATGCTGTTTACATCATGTCCTTCTGGCATTTGTAATAGGTTAACATTGTGTAGTTCTCTGCTTAGTCTTTTACCAAACTCTAAGCCAGCATTATCACCATCTGCTAATACAATTACTGTTTCAAAATCATCTAATATCTTTGCATAATATGGCCTCCAGTTATTAACTCCAGGTATACCAACTGATGGGTGTCCTGTCTTGACTGACAAAACAACTGTGTCTAGTTCACCTTCGGTTACACATATATAACTGCCTGCTGTTAGTACTACCTGTGCATTAAACATTGTAGTCTTAGCACCAGGCATACCCATATATTTAGGGTCATCATTATTATTCATAGTTCTAAATCTTATATCCACTATACCCGATGGTGTTACATAAGGGATTGCTAATCTATTTTTGTAAGTTTCATGCCCTGGTAATGGGTCTGCTACTACACCTAGATTAAAACTTCTGCCCTCTTCTACCGATAGATGTCGAGTCGAAAGATATTCTTCCGCCAGATGCAGGTCTTTTGCGTACTGGTCTGTTGCCTGCAAGAGATATGCTCTCTGCGAATTTGATAGCCTCAATATAGTTACCTCCTTCTTTATATATTATTAGGTCGTATACATCACCTGCTACTTCACAACCAAAACATTTAAATCTATTGTCATCATAATTGATGGCTGCTGATGCATGTTTATCACTGTGGAAAGGGCATTTCATTTTGCGCCAGCCATGCCCCACTGCTGGCAGGGTGGCGCCTACGTGCATTAAGTAGGCAGATATATCATGCTTGTTCATCTATCTTCCTAATTAATTCTATCCATATTTTTGCTGGCATTGTTGCATACCATTCTCCCACATCTCCTTTTCGTTCACGCTTATGTATTACTGCACCTGTCCATGCTTTGTCATTCTTTATCTCAACCTCTAATTCTTTTACCCATGCTGATAGGTCTATTCGTTTATGGTTTTTTACTTCTATAACTACACCATTAACTCCTGCTATATCTCCCTTGTCTAGATGTGCTCCTGCAATTCTACGTTCTGCGTAAGGAAAACCATTTATCTTTAGCCAATTAACTACATCTCTTTCAGCATCAGAACCTTTTGCTTTTTGTGGATTGCTCATTCAAACTCCTGTTGTTGTGGCATATACCGAATCATAACGTCATCTAGATACATAGATTCTGGATTGAATGCAAGGGTAACGTAGTTGTTACCCGTTTGGTCTGCTTTACCATAACGATTTTTAACTGCTGCTACACATAAGTAATTCATATCTGCTTGTTTCATCTGACCAATAGTTAATACCATTGCTGGTATCTGGTTAACTAAACCTTGGATTGATGAACGTGGTTGACATGGACTACCTTCATACCCTTCTTTGGTATGGTGTAATACAAGCAGTGCTGCGTTTGTATCTCTGGCTAGATACTTAAGTTCTTTCATGGCGGCACGCATACCACCAAACTCATCATGTCCATCCATTGCTATATCCATTAGGTTATCTACAACAATAAGCGCTGGGCTTCTACCCCAAATGGTTTCAAAGGCTGACACTTCTTCATCTAAATCTTTTAATGTTGGGCTTGATTCAAAACACCAAAACAAATGATTGCCATTTGCTAATACTTCTTTTGCTTTTTCTGGTTGTCTTTTAATTAATTGTTCTGCTTGTTGTTGACTTATGTTGCCAGTCATAGCAATCAATCTCATTGCCATAGTATGTGCATTGGTATCTGCACTGAAGTAAAGAGTTGGCAGTTTAGTTTTTGCTGCAATTGCTAAAGCAATTGATGACTTACCTGCACCTGGAGTACCTGCTATTACAGTTACTTCTGCTCTGCGTAATATCATTCCCGCATTTTCAAACACTTTAAATACAGGAGGTAGTGGCTCACCACCTACATTAGTATTGTTAACACTTCGTATTAATGTTTTCATCTCTCTCCTTTAATATAAACGGGGCGAAGGGCCATACCCCACGCCCCGTTTACTGTTAAATACTAAGCAAAGATTGGCTTAGTACGTAGTTCGGCAGGAATTTTAGGTCCTGTCCAGTTTGGTGCTGCTGCTGGGTCGTAGAACGCTTTGTATGGTTTGCCAGTTGCTTGTGCTTTACCATACTTAAGAACCATAACTCCTCTTTCGCATGACGGTGCGCCAGGTTTGTTATAGACCCAAGTGTTTCCCCATTTATCTTCCACTGTTTCTTCTCCACCAGATTCATTTGATGAAATGTTTGAGTTAAAACTAGAAGCAATATCTGATACGGACATTGGCTTGTTTGCCGATGTACCCTTCACTGCTAGTTCTACTTCAGTAACTGCATCGGTAATAATATGTATACCTTGTGCAATCATGTCAGCAAATTGGTCTGCTGTATCTGCACGCAAAGTTATTTGCGTACCTCCTGCTGTTTTGAGGTTGATACTGATTGGTGATTCAGTGCTACTCATTTTTCTCCTATTCAAACGTAGTGGTTAAACCCTTCTGGTCTCTCCACTTTCTTGCTTTCATGGCTAATTGTAAACCTTTCCAGCCTTCTTTAATATCTATCCACACTAACTTACACGTGCCAGTCCCTGCGGGTAGATGGATAATGATTGCTTTATTTTTGTTTACTTCACCCCATGTACCACGGCTTGCCGTGGCAGTGTCATACGGCAAGCCGTTGGCATAGATAGCCAACTGTATTGCAATATTACTTGGATGGTCTATGCGACCAGTCTTAATATCTGCAATAAATAACTCGCCGTTATACTCAACAACTCTGTCTGGTGTGCCAGCAATTTTGTATTTATCTAGCACACTAAACTGTTCAATGAACTTGTTGTTGAGAATTTTAGTAGCATGCTCATAGGCTTTTACATCTGGCATCCACTCTGGTGGAACCACTCCTAGGTCATGTCCTAAATCTAATTGTTCAGCAAATGAATGGATTGCTGTGCCTATGTTGGCTGCTTTGTTTGCACCTGCTACTTGCATAGCATCTTCAATTAAAGAATTAATTGCTAACTTATCATCTTGTGCTGCTGTTATTGATAACAATATATCTGGTCGTGTAGTTAATCCGATGGCTGCCATCCGCATTTTCCAAGCGGTTAATGCTGATGCATCATCTAATGAATTAGCAATCGTTGTTGCTCTTGTATAAGCCACTGCTTTACCACCATTTGGTGGAACTATTAATGGCCTGCCGTATCTATCTCTATCTATTTCTTGCGCCATTGCTCTCCTTTATTTATGAGACAGCCCTGGGAAAGGAGATAGCCGAAACCAGGGCTGCTCAAGATTAGTATATCATATACTATGCTTCAGGATATACTGAATCTACAGATATATCATCTACCCATATGTCGCCATCTGAATTAAAGTTAACCTCAACACTGTCTTGAATGATATCTTCTACGGCTTCTCTATTGGCTGCTTCTATACCTGTAATTGTGGCTGTAATAGTAATGGTTGATGACCATGACTTGGTTAGTTCTTCACTACCTATGCTAGTAAGCAGGCTATTGATATCATCTAGATTCGCTACAATTTCATCACTATCTGTTTCATATCTAGCCTGAAAGAATTCTCTTACATCAAACTGAGCACTCTTAAACTTGCGTTCAACCTGTGTTAGTTCTGTCTTAAGACTTTCTTTTGCTTCTATTAATTTAGTAAGTGATTCAGTAGTAAAGGTATATTTAGTACCTGATACCTGGATAGATACTGTTGGTTCAGCACCATCTATTTCTGTGTAATACATTGTCATTCTATCTCCTTTGCAAAGTTAAAGTTATTACCAAATAAAGTTAATGTAAACCCATCGGTAATTCCATATTTTTCTGAATCTGTTTTATAAAAATACATTGCAAACAAACCTTTATACCATTTATCTACGTAAGTATCTCTATCTTCATACTTGTACATTTTCATGCTGTCTCCTTTTGTAGTTGTTTTGTTGTATGAGCATACCACCATGTCATTGCCCAATCAAATGACTTATCATTGAACTGATAACACCATCTTTGTTTGTGCGACCAATGGCAATTCTTATCTTCATTGCCTGAATAGATAATTACTTTACCACCATACTGGTTAATCTCCATCATGATATTATCAGCAGGAATACCAGCATCAAGTAACTTACCCACCCATTGTCTTACTCTATCTTGCCTACATGGTAAGCAAGAACACTTAAGACAATTTAAATAATGATGTTCCATTATACACCTAGTAATTCAAGTGCTCTAGTTTTAATGTTATCACTAGTGCCTGACATTGCACGCAACGCTAGGTTCTTACCCTTTGCGTTGTAGTCAGCCCATTCTATGACTGCTTGCCACATACCAAACTCTGTGTTCTGTATGTTCTCCTGTGTAGGAGATGTAGTATAGATATTGAA